GGGCGTGGTGGGTAAGCCCGAGCTACAAGATGGCGACTGTCGGCTGGAGACCTATTTCAAGAATAGCGCATAGCATACCCGGCGCTACCATCAAACAGAGTGAAAGGCTGGTGGAGTTTCCAACAGGAGGGAGCATACAAGTTAGGTCTGCAGATGATCCAGACAGCTTACGTGGCGAGGGTTTGGATTATGTTTGTATTGATGAGGCAGGATTTGTGAATGAAAGAGCGTGGTCCGAGGCTATACGTCCGGCATTATCTGATCGCAAAGGTAAGGCTCTCATCATATCAACGCCCAAAGGCAAAAATTGGTTCTTCAATTCATATCAAAAAGGGTTACAGGACGAAGAGTGGGAATCGTTTGCTTATCCCACCAGTAGCAACCCACATATAGACAAAGCAGAAATTGAACAAGCACAAAAAGACCTACCCGATATGATATACCAGCAGGAATATGAGGCTAAATTTTTAGACGACGCAGGCGGTGTCTTTAGAAAAGTTATGAGCGCCGTAACAGATCAAGAACCACAAACAGGGCGGTACGTCATGGGAGTGGACTGGGGCAGGTCACACGATGCCACCGTTATGGTCATAGTGAATATAGACACCGGTGAAGTAGTAGAAGTTATGCGTTTAGTAAAGGTAGATTATCAGACACAAGTTAATAATTTAGTAGCATTACATGAGAGGTATCCGGGCGACATCATTGCAGAGCAGAATGCTATGGGTGCGCCCATTGTTGAAACATTAGCTAATCAGGGCTTGCCTATTATAGGTTTTACAACTACTTCACAAAGCAAGCAAAAAATTATAGATGGGTTAGCATTAGCGTTTGAGCAGGAACTAATAGCAATTCCAAATGATCCTGTATTGATAGGAGAGTTACAAGCATTTCAAGCAAAAAGATTGGCATCAGGTAGGTTGCAATATTCAGCACCTAGTGGACTGCATGACGATTGTGTTATGGCTTTAGCTTTAGCATGGTCGGGTAAAGAGTCATCCGAGCCAATGGTATTACTTAGTATATAACAAGGAATTTAAACATGGCATTAAATACAATTAAAATTGATGACAATCTCAAGGCCATTGTTGGAATCCCGGGATGGGCCAACGATTTGGCAAATAAACAATATGCTCAATCAGCTGGAGATCCTGTGGAAGCCTGGGCTAGTGTGCCCTTGCTTTATAGGGCAGTTAACTTGAGGGCAAGCAGTATCAGCAGTGTCCCTTATATAGTATTTCGTAAAGATGAAGAAGTAGAGTATCCTTTACAGCCAGACCTATCATCAGTAATCTTTCAGATGGAGTTAGGTTTATTATTAACGGGTGCAGCTTATGCGCTCAAACATTATAATGGGCCAGTATTAACCGGTGTACACGTCTTGAATCCCACGACAGTAAAGTGGGACATGAAAGATGGTGAATCATATTTTACGCAGACAATAGGTGGTAAAAAGTATGGACCGTGGGGCCCAGAAAATATGGTTGCTATTAGAGAACCAAGCATGACAGCAGATGTTGGTCCAGGAGTACCGCCCGCATCTGTCGCGCTCTCAGCTTCACAATTGAGTTTCAATATGCAAGAGTTTGCAAATAAATTCTTTGAACAAGGTGGTATGCCTGCGACGCTGATCAGCACAAGTGCTAATCCAAACCCACAAGAATTAGAAAGAGCACAGTCATTTTTTAGACGTAGACTTTCAGGCGTTACAAACGCATGGCGTACTTTGTTTTTGCGTGGTGATATAAAAGTAACAACTCTCACTCCTGATTTGAAGTCAATGAGTATGAAAGAATTGTCCGATCATGTAACTTTAGATATAGC